CTTTTCTAGCTTGTGAGAACTCAGGCAGCATATACCAGTATTGCGCTACTCGTTCAAAGGAAGCAACTGCAGTACGGTGGAGTGAAAGCTCATCCTTACCAGACCTACGATGCCAAACCAGTTCAGCGTGTTTACCGCCAGCTTGTAGATAACGCCAAGCAGGTAACTGGTAATCCCTTGGAATCCAGTTATTAGGAAGCTTGATGGTACTCAAAACTGTACGAGTTGTACGGTTAATGGATTCTCTTTGTCTCCTGCTAGTTCTGTTCTAGCCAGCTTAGGCATGGTGTATTCCAAAGCCTTAAAGTAAAGGTCTAGTCGTTTAGCAGGGTCATCAATGGAATTAAGCCATTCATCGAGCTTATCAACATTAGCTGATGTAAAGGCAGCAATGGCAGCTTTGACTTCGCCTGTAGCCTTATTAGGCACTCCAGCCTTACGCCCTGCACCATCACGCTTGCCGCCCTTGATAGATTTTGATTGTTTTTCAGTCATAGCATTCCAAGTAGTTGAAATATATGGCTTTTATTGTAGCCTAAAATTTAAGCAATATCAGGGTCATGGATTTTGTTCATAGCCATGAGTAATGCTTGCTTACGCTTCATGCGTTCATTCATCTTACGGTTAAGAATGTCATCCTTGCCACTTACTGCTTCTTCTTGTGGCTTTGGTTTCATACGCTCTTTTTGATTCTTTTCAAGCGTAGATTCTTTATGCGCTCTTAGCAAGTTATTCCCTTTTGGGAATGTTCTAGTCATGTGTTCCATTATTCAGCCTCACGCTCACCAAGGAAACGACCATAAGCTTCTTCTAAAGCCATTTTGCGTTTGCCTTTGGCATTGTCACGCTCTACATTGAGGGCAATGGCTACTGCCTGTTTTTTAGGCTTTCCAGCTTTCATTTCAGCTTTGATGTTCTTGCCTACGGATTCTTTTGAGCCTGATTTGTCGAGTGGCATAGCTATTCCTTGATTAAAGTAAACACGCTCCAATACGGATAAGCCTCAAAGAAGTTAGCATCCACTTCTTTTGTCGGTCTAAACTCAGAACGCACAAAGTCATTATACCTTTGAACATCAAATAGTAAATTGCCTTTTTTAATCAGCTTTGCCCAGTATTCTATGGGCTGGATGTTCACATGGGTTGGGTCACCCATATACATTTCCTTAGTTTCGCCATCTCTGATTGCATCTAAGCAAAGAAACATCCGACCACCTGGTTTTAGGATGCGTTCAAACTCTGAAATGATGTCATCCATCAGTTCTTGAGGAATGTGTTCTAAGACTTGAGCAGAATGGACTAGGTCCACAGAACTATCAGGTAAAGAAATATCAGCAAGAGAACCACAAATAAGGTTGTCATTGTCAAAATTCTCCTGTCCCAGTTTAATCATGTAGGCAGATAAATCCATGCCAATAGTCTTAAAGCCTAGTTTTTTGAATCCGTTGAGAATAGAACCACAAGCACAGCCACCATCAAATACAGTAGAACCCAAAGGTAAACCCTTAGATACCATCTTTGCGTATTCTTCCTGCCAATATCCATGACCTAAATAGTCAAGGTTGGCATCCTTATGTTCTTCGTAATACTGCTCATCGTACTCAAGAGCAGATAAGCCTACGAGTTGCATTATTTAAGGAAACGGAGCTTGTAAGTAGTGGAATCTACTAAATCAGCAATAGCATCCATCAAATTGCACAGTTGTTCATCTTGTGGAAGGTCTTTACGAGCTTCTTTGATGAACTTTTGTAGGCTTTGTAAGTAAACTATTGGGTCTTTAGGTTGGTGATAAACACTAGGAAACTTGGTGATTTTGTCGTAAGCGCCCATGTAAGCCTCTACATAAGCATCCACTAACTCTACGATACCGTCATAGTATTCGCCTAAAGCCATGTGTTTGCTAAAGGAATCGGTTGACCAATGAAAGAAATGAGTATTGGTGGCGCTATGCAACATGGTTGCTGCGAACATTGCGACATTATCGTTCATGGTTTTTCCTTAAAAAGATGCCCCAATTAAGGGGCAAAAGCCTCACGCCTCTTTATTATCTTCCAATATATCAAGATACACAAGGACTCCACCGCCTTTTTTAATTTCGCCTCGCTCTATGTGCAAAACATCAATCTGTTCGTCATCGTCAATAACTCCAGCATCCGTTAAGGCATCCCATAAAGCTTTAATTCGGTTGTCTATGTCTTGTTTTCTACGGTCTCTAGGGTAAATAACGACTTTCATTTCTATCCTAGCGTTGCCAAGTTTAGGCACTCGGTACTCAGCTACATAGTCTGATACCTGTTCTTTAAACTGTCTTCCAGCCTTGGATATACCCATTCTGCCCCTAAAGATGGTTCTGTAGGAGTTTACGGATGGGGGGAGCGGAAGGTTAAGGACTAGCATTGATTAATTGTAATGTTTGCTCAAGAAGGGTATCTTCAGTGATGCCATATTCCCTTTCAAATCTTTTTCTTCCCATTCCATGAATACTGGTATTTGAGCCTCTATGGTGGTAGGGGCATAAGGGGATAACAGGGGCAGCACTTCTTTTACCAGCTCTTCTAATGTGATGCAATTCTGCTGGAGTTCCCTCATTGCCTTGATGCCGACATAATGAGCATCCCAGTTCAGCGACTTTTCTGTAGTGTTCTTTTTCATTTTTAGTCATAGTTTGACATAATTAAATAACGACTTGGGAACATCATAATAAGCTTCATGCTTAGTATCGTCTTTCATTTCTACTGTTTTGTATTTAAAAACTTTGTCCCCAGTAACCCAATAGGCATGGCTTAAATCCTGAGTTAATGCAAAAAACAGCGATTTAGGTTGTTCTAGCATTTCTTTTTTACGAACAGGTACATGAATTGTATTAAAAGGGCATGGATTCCAACTTCGGACTTCAACTTCTATGTATCCGACTTGTTTGCCATCCCTGTAAACAATTAAATCTATTCCGTACTTATCAGGATTGTCTTTAGCCTGTAGCCCCCATGTCTTTTCAACCCAATCAATTACTGCTTTTCTAGCTGGTGGGTCGTACTTGTCATGAAGGGCTTGGTCAAACTTTTTAATCTGCATCAGCCAAGTCTTGCAATTTCAAGGACATTTCTACCATGTCGGTTGATATTTGATAAGCCAATGCCCATTGCTTTTTTTGCATAGCAGATTCGTATTGATTGGCTAATTTGCGTAAAACTACTAAAGGTAGTGCGTAATCATTCATTGCAAAACTCTCGGTGATGGTGGTGATGGTGGGGACATAGGTACGGTATAACCTGTAGAAGAACCTAATGCTGCTCCTGAAGGCGTTACTACCTGATTAGGGTAAATGGTCAAGCTTTGCGTTACATAGCCAGCGTTATTTACGACCTGGGCTTGATTGCCTTGGACTTGTACCGTTCCAGTTTGATAGCCTTGTGGATTGGTTACAACATAAGTTTGGGCTTGTGCATCCATTACCCAAACACCAATGGCAAAGCCAATTAAAAAAATTATTACTTGTTTCATCACTTGCTCCTGTAAGGTGGGGCTACTTACGCTCCGTATGTGAAGCGGAAAACCGTGCGCTTTCGCCCCATAAATTAACGACAGATTGTTACCCATTGGCAGCCAGCGCCACCACAAACATATTGTTGCCAGCAATTAGCGTATTGAGCTACTGCAATAGTAAATACTCCAGCTAATGCTACTGCTAATAGTGCTTTTTTCATGGTTTTCTCCTTAAAATGGGACTGCATCATCTTTAATGGTTGCATAGTCTTTTGATACTTGCTGAGTAGGAATTGCTTTATCTTCAGGTGGATTTAAATAAGCCAATAGACCGCCTTCTTTCATTGCAAACAATGGCAATGTTTCTAATTTAAGCATCAATCCATGCTTGGTTTCCATGATTACGCCAATAGACTGATAGCGTTTCTTAGTTGTGCCGTCTTTGTCTTGGTACTCTGATACTGCTGCTTTTACAAAATATTGAATTGCCATTATTGATTCTCCATTAATTTAACTTCTGCTTCAACTTCACTTAAAAACTGTTTAATTTCTGCTTCCATGTATAGGATGAACTCAGGGTCTCTAGGTACATGAACAATCAGCAACTGGCTACGCTCAGGCATCCTAGGGTCAAAAGATACAAAGTCGCACCATTTAGCCCCTGTGCAAGCCATTTGCGCTTGCATCTGAATAAAGTATTTCTTTGGTGCTTCTTTAGCTTTGAAATATTCCCAATGAGTTGCAGAACTAGGGCATTTAATCTCTAAAAGACCTTCACCTACCAAACCGTCAGGACTGCAACCAAAGCCTTCAATCGTAGGATGGTCAATAAACGGTACTTGGTCTACAAAGTTATGAGTTGCAACTTCATAGGCTACCCTAGCTTGTGGCTCTGTAGCTGTTCCCCATTCCATATATGAGTTGGTATATGATGGTTCTATGGTCTTGGTAGTTCTTTGCAAGGCAAGCTCAATCAGATAGTTTTGCCGACTAGCTGAAGAACCTGTCTTTGTCTTTGCAAGTATGTCAGCCACCCTAGAAGCCGTTACTTTGCCTCTACGGAGTTCATGCCATTCAGGTGTACCTTGTTCAATCATGCTAGTTCTACCTTTTTCATATCTTTAGCGTTAGCAATCAACTGGACTGCGTTTTTGTCTTTAGCTACGGCTGCATAAGCTTTGCTGTAAACATCTTTAAGCTGGTCAATGGTTGTGCAGTTTTTAATAGAATCTATCCATAATTGAGCTTCTGCTTTTAAATCTGCTGGTTCTTCATCAATAGCATCAGACGGCAAGTCGGAACCAGAATAAATGTATAGACCAATACCAAAGCAAGCTATGTTTTTAGCAAGGCAACGCATTTGACTGTCTGAAATCTTACGAGCATCAGGAGCTTTAATGGCGTTGTTACGGTTATCCATTACTGGTAATTGCATTTTTAGTGTTTTGCCAAGAGCTGTAACTTCTGTACGAACCATCATTGTGTCGTTATATACAACTGGTTCTAGGAATTCCCATGTAGCCATTGGGTCATTCTGTAAAAGAATGTCTACTGCATAAGTCCAAGAAAGGTAGGTTAGGTTACCTTTGCGTTCTGTAAACTCGTTACAGTTGATTTTGCGTAATTCGTTATATGTAGTCATCACTTTATCCTTAATATTGACCTGTAATCTTGCCGATTGCAAAGTTTTCCATGTATTCGTAAGACATATTCCACAACTTACGACCTAAAGCTTCAAAGTCACGCTTTTCAAGCATTTCTTCTAAAGCTGCAATATCGTCTTTGTTTTGTGTAGCTGCAAAAGCCTCGTTGAAGTTTTCCCATTTGCATGGGTTGTATTCGTCTTTCATAAGGTCTGCTACTTCAGCTTGTAGCTCATCAGAATCCATGTAGTCATCTTCAGGCTCATAGTAGGCATCGTGTCTAGACATTCCCATGTTAAGCACCCAACGCAAACATCACGCCCAATGCAATACCAAGAATAATTACGCCTACCCAATCAATTACTGTTGTTTTCATCACTTACTCCTTTACTGTTGAACTAGACTCCACTATACACTAAAATTCCTTTTGCAACAACTTTTTAACTAGGACTTTCCCTAATACAACAAAAATATCACTTTTACGCTAGAATTATGTTATTGTTAAAAAAAGAAAGGAATTATATGAACCCTATGGATTTGCTCAGAATTGAGTTTAGAACCCTTGAAAACCTTGCTAGCCAGCTAGGAATACCAGCTAATACCGTTTACCAATGGAATAAGACCAACATTCCATTTAAGTGGATTAAAGATATTGAGCAGCTTTCAGAGCTGCGTTTAACAAGAGAAATGCTTAGACCAGACCTATTTAAAAAGGACTGAGATGCACTATTACAAGTTCAACATAGGCGATTATGCTTCACATACTAGGCATTTGAGCTTGTTAGAAGATTTGGCTTATAGAAGGCTTATTGATGCCTATTATTTGTCAGAAAAACCATTTGTAGGATCTTCTGCTGATATTGCAAAAGACATAGGAATGACTTCACAAATTGAAGAAGTTCATTATGTTTTAAGTAAATTTTTTGAAAAAAGTGAAGATGGATGGATTAACAAGCGTTGTGATGAAGAAATTGCGAAATACCATGACAAACAAGAGCAAGCAGTAAGGGCAGGAAAAGCATCTGCTCAAGCTCGTTTAAGCAAGCGTTCAACGACCGTTCAACCAACCAATAACCAAGAACCAATAACCAAGAAACATATAAATACACCTGACGGTGTTAATGCTGATCTTTGGAATGATTTTTTGGCTTATAGAAAAAGACTTAAAGCACCAGTTACAGATAGGGTCATCGCTAGGTTGGTTAAAGAATCCAAAGAAGCCAACATGACTTTGGAGCAAGTATTGGAAACAATGATTTTTAAAGGTTGGAGAAGTTTTGAAGCAAAGTGGATTCCAAAAGATGTTAAACAAGTGGAGAAAGTGAAATTTATATGATTGGTCAAAACTCAGTAACAAAAGAAACCGTTGATGTAATCGTGGTTGTTGGCATGAACCCTAAGTGGTTTGATGGTCAACATCAAGGTGGAATACCGTTGATTTATACGCAAAAGACTAGACCTAAACCTAACGATCTTGCCATCCTTAAAGACAAAAAGGTTCAGTTAATTCATAAAGACGGTACTGACGAGTTATTTGCTAAATGGTATGCAGAAATAGCCAATACAATGCCTAGCCAATTTATCGCTACGGATTCAACTGGAGAAATATTTTGCAACTAGCCGAATTTATTGATTTTGATGCTTACAAAGAAACTGAGATTATTCGCAATCGAGTTCGTGAAAAGTCTGAGTTTGAGGATGAAGTCAATCATTACTTTGAAACCAGAGCTAATGGAATTGTTGGCGATAAGCTACCGTTTCACAAGACCGACCAACTCATTGGCTTGCGTAAAGCAGAAGTCAGTATTTGGGCAGGTGAAAATGGATCAGGAAAATCTATGATGCTTGGACAACTGAAATTAGGTTTACTGGCTCAAGATAAAAAAGTCCTTACTGCAAGCCTAGAAATGCAACCCTATAAAACACTTGCTCGTATGGCTAGACAAGCAACTGGCAAAGCAATGCCTTCTAGAAGCGATTTAAAGGCGTTTTCAGCGTGGAAAATGGATATGGGATACCTGTATGACCATGTAGGTCGTTTGGAAGCGTGGCAAGCCGTTTCTTTATGTCGGTATTCTGCTAAAGTTGATGCCATTCAGCAGTTCCTTGACTAACATTAACTGTTAAAGAACCATCTTTTTCAGCGATTACTCGATCTTCTGTTGTAAATGTGGTCATGCTAGCTCTACTTTCTTCATATCTTTAGCGTTGGCAATCAACTGAATAGCGT